TTTTCAACACGCGCCGACGCTTGTTCGGTGGCAACGACAACAGCTGCAGGTGCTGTTGAGCGCTCAGAAGGCCGCGGATGTCGAGGCTAAGCGTCGGCGCGGTCATGGACGACAGTCCCCCGTTCAGCCACCCAGAGGTCGAACGGCACGAATGCCCAGCGTTTGCCGAAGGCTTCAATTTCGCCGTCGGCAGACTCGGCCAGGTGTTGCGGCTCGATAAAGTCCAGTTGCAGTTCGATGTCCGCCAGATCCGCATCGAGCTGGTCGATTTCAAACGTGGGCGCCGCCAGGTTCTGGTCTTCACGCCCGGCGTCGTTAACCTCAAGCCACGAGCCCACCAGGGCCAGCAGCCGCGCTGGGTTGTCGGCAAACCGCTCAATGACGATCACTGCCCGGTAACGCATGTCGCCCATGTGAAGCCCGTCGGTGGTGGGCTTCCAGTACAGCGGCAACGTGACCTGTTCGGCCCAGCTGTCGAACTGCTCTGGCGGCACCATGCCGCGTTCGACCAGGAATCGACTCAGTGCCTTTAGTTTTTCCATCAGATCAACTCCGCGGTGATACGGCTGCGACCTTGAATCAGCCGCACGCACTGCTGGCTGAACGACAGGAACTGTTCGTGTGTTTGCGGCGCTTCCTTGGCCAGGTTCTCGGCGGCATCGCGCCGAACGATGGTCATGAACTGGCTCAGCAAGTAGGCCTTGGCGCGGCAATACACGGCGCGCTTGTAGCTGGCCGCCATGAACGAGCGTTCCGGCAACAGCAACGGATCGGCCGTGGCCACATTGTGGATGCCATAGGCTTGCCAAGCGGCTTTGCGCTCGGCCAGATCCCGATTCACTTCACCCATGGCCAGGCTGATGCCGTCCACCAGCAGCTCCACCAGATATTCTGCCGGCAGGCGGTAACCCTTTTGAAACTCAGCCACGTCCAGATCCGGCCAGAAACCATCATTGGCGATCGGGTGCGGGATCAGGGTGGTGGGTCTACCGGAAAAACTCATGGCAGGCGGCTCGCAAAAAAATAGGGGCGGGGGTGACTGCTTTGGGTCATTGGCACGGGGCCGTGGCCTTGGCAGGCCCCCGCTGGGGGGGGGAAGTCTTTTCAGGCGTCTGGGTTCAATCGCCGCAACGCTTTGTTGGCATCGTCCAGTTTGGTTTTCACCTGGATGCCGGGGTACAGCGCCACGGCGCGTTCAAAGTGGGCAATTGCCTCAGACCACTGCGCTTGATCGAAGGCGATCAGTCCCAGCAGCTTGTGGTAACGGGCCGGGATTTTTTCGAACAGTTTCCATTCGGTTTCGACACGCGGCAGCAGTTGGCTCAGGTAGGGCTCTGGGCTGCGGCCGGCTTTGTATTCTTCGTCGGCCCAGTCGGCCATGGTGTCGGCGACGAAGGTCTGAACGTCCCGCTTGAAACGCTCGGGCATGGCCTGGCCTTGTTGCACTGCGAAGTCCGCCAGTTCCAGCGCCTGTTCGAATTGTTCGGTGTCGAACAGCCACACCAGCACTTGCATCAACACCGGGTTGGGGTGGTTCAACCCCGAGTCGCGGTAGCGCTGCACGTAGTCGAGGTACTTGGGCAGCAGCTCTTCGCGCTTGAGGCGTTGCCGGTCAGCCAGCGAATTGAGGTCTGACAGTCGGGCACAGTCTTCGGCCAGGGCGTTGGTCATCAATGCCAGGTGCTTCTGGGCGTTGGCTGGGCCGGCCAGTGCAGTGGCGTGGGTGTAAACCTCAGCGGGGAAGGCGGGGCCTTGCTTCATGACGCGCTGTTTGTGCTCCAGGGCCAGGCTCATGCTGCGTCCTCTTCTGGCTTGGTGGCTTTTTCGGGCACGAATTCCACATTGCTCGCCTCGATGGCGGCGAACTTGCCCAGTTGCTCGACCACGTAGCCTTCATTGCGGCTGTTGTAGTCTTCGGTGCGCGAACGTTTGGGGTTTTCCAGCAGATAGCGGCGCCACGAGCTGCCCTGGAAGTAAATCGACAGGTTGTCGAAGGACGTCACCACAATGCCTTTGGATGGAAAGTGCGGGCAGGTGTAAGACGGCAATCCACCGTAGGTGGCGACCACCTGGGCCATCTCGATGCGTTCTTTTTCGGTAGGGGTCTGGCCCTGGGCGGCGTACAGCTTGCCTTTGTCGTGGGCCAGCAGGTCGCGGCCGATGATCGCCACCAGGTCGCCGCCATCGCGAAACTCTTCGTCGATCATCAGCGACACGTCGAAGACCGCGGCGTCGAGGTTGGCGTAATCGCCTGATCCGCCGATCTGGATTTTGCCGGGCACCTTGCCCTCGGTCAGGATCTGTTGCGGCGCCTGTTCGCGGACGATTTGCAGCCAGCCTTTGTTGACGTCCTGCAGCAGCGGGTTGGCTTCCCGGTCAGTGTCGGCCTTGGCCTCAACACCGTGCCAGCCGATCATGATGCGATCCAGGCCGATCTGGCGTTGCACGGCTGCGCTGTAGCGTTTGGCGAAGTCCTTGAACTTGGCCCAGGCGTCGATGGTTGAAAACTTGAGGGTGACGTCACTGTGCGTTTCGTAAAGTTCGTAGCCTTCGTCGTCCAGGCCCAAGGCGTGGCGCGGCTCACGGTCTTTGTGGTCAGTGTTGGTGCGCCCGGTCACGGTGCCGTTGACGCCGATCATGACCTTCTCGCCTTTGATCTCGCTGACGGGAATGACGTTGATGCGTTGCAGGAATGCAGAGCTTAGGGTGATGCGATCGTTCAGGCTCTGGGCGTGGGTGGGCTCAACGTTGAACTCTTGGGTCACCGTGGCCACCGCGTAGGTGCGGGCCATGTTGGTTTGCATCGCGCTGTATTGCTGGCGTGCGGCGGTGCTCAGGCTCATCAGTAGACGACCTCTTCGTTTTCATTAACCGCGCCTGTGGTACTGGGCACTTCCTTGCCCTTGCCGTGATTCAGCGCGGCGCTGAAGGTTTCGGTCAGCTTGTCCAGTGAGCTTTTCAGGGTGTTGAACTGCGTGTCGCTGATGCCTGTTGCCGGGGCTGTTTCAGTGGTTGGCTCCGGTTCGGTTTTCTCAGGCGGCGCAGCCTCTGGCTTTTGCGCAGTAAAGGCGGTCGCGCTCTTCTCAAGGCTGGTGGCCACGGTGCTGAGCTTGTCCACCGCGACGCTGAAGGCCTCGGCAGTTTTTGGGTCCATAGCGGGCGTCTCGCTTTTGAGGGGGGCAGGGGGGTCTTTTGGGCTCAGATGGCCGAGTAAGCGGGTGAAGAAGGACACCGCCGATTCGTCGATGGACTCCGCGCGGGTCAGATCGCCAAGCGGCTCGGTGGATGCATAGCACTGGCCGTCGCCGGCACGCCGGGAAAAGTGCAGTTGTGCAGTGCCGAGGCTGGCCGGCTCGTCGGTGACGGCCAACCCACGCAGGTACGGTTTGCCGCTGTCGGAAAAGTTGGGGTCGATTTCGATGCTGGGGAACAGCTTCTGCGCTTCTTTGTTGAGTGCTAGCAGCCGGTCGTTGGGTGCAAGTTTGGCGAACAGTTGGACTTTGCCATCTGCTAATTCTTCGGACTTGAGTTCGGTGACACTGCCGAAATTGCCCATGTAACGAATGTGTTCGAACCAGATCAGGGCGGTGTAGTTTTCAGGGTCGTAGGTGCTGGCCATGTCACGCAGCACCTGCGGATCGATGTCGCGACGGTCGGCGGTTTTGCCGCTGGTGGCGACACGTTTCCAGTCAGAAACAAGGGTGCGGGGCATGGGCTGAATCGCTCGGGTTCGGTTGCAGTTGCCGCCACGATAGGCAGCAAAAATCCGGCGAACAATCGGTTTGACTGGGTGTTTCTCCTATCTACGGAATATAGGATTTTCTCGGCATTTAACGGCGGGTTTGTGGGTTTTTGGCTGCATAGACTGCTGCGCATGCCTTACTCAATCGAAGTCAAAGACACCGCCAAACGTCTGTACTTGCGCCGTTGCAAACCGCGCGAGATTCAGGCTCAGCTCAAGCTGGCGAACGTTCGTATCGTTTACTACTGGATCGCCAAGGGTGGCTGGGACGAGCTGCTGACGGATGAGGAACCGCTGACAGCGGTCAGTCGGCGCATCACGTTGATGCTGGAGAGGCCCGGTACGCTGGGCAAAGCCGAACTGGATGAACTCGACCGTCTGACGACGGTGCGCGAACGGCTGCTGAAACAATGCGCCAGGCCTGTCACACCACCGGCCGAGCCGGCATCAGTTGAAGCGCGTGAAGGGGGCCGACGCGAAAAAAACGATCGGGAAGGGCAGAAGAAGCGCAAACCCAAGCCGGTCAAAAACGATATCTCCCACCTGACGGAAGTGGACTTTCTCGACAAGTTCATCAGCAAGCTGTTTGGTTATCAAAAGGAGTTGTTTGCGGCCAAACAGAACCCGCTGACGCGGCGGATCCGCAATGTGCTCAAGTGCCGTCAGTCTGGGCTGACGTATTACTTTGCCGGCGAAGCGTTCATGGATG